GTTTTTAATAAAATATATTGATATCACATATAGTGAATCTATTTATTGGTTAAGTAAAAAAACATATATTGATATAATTCCACCAAATGTTTGTTATACACTTTTTTTGTATTATGTAAATTTATATGAAATGAAAATGTGATTTTTTATGATGATATCCATTATATATAATAATTTACAAATAATAACTTTGGTGCAACATATTTTAATACATTTTCATTCAATACAATTTCATTATAATAATTCATTATAATTGTGCCGTTTTCATTCTCACATTTTTTTATGACTAATATATAATAATTAAATAAAATATGATATTAGAAAATATTACAAATGAAATGAAAATGTGAGAATGAAAAATGTGAGAATGAAAACGGCACAATTGTGATGTATATATATGAAAATTAGTAAATATTTATAAAAATATTTAATAACATTATAATTAAGCAATTTTTATTATTTTTTTGTGTAGAATTCAGTGATTATCTAAAAAATTTAACATATTTGTTATTTTCAAATCATCAAATGCTTCATAGTTATTATTAATTTTATATATATAAGAATCAAAATCGATAATAATATCTAATTTTTTATATATAAAATTATATTCATCACATTCTTTATCTTGTATCAAGTCTAATTGATTTAAATAAAAATTTTCTTTTTCTTTAATTTTTTCAATAAGTTTATTAATTACATTATGTTGTGCATCTAATTTTGAAAATAATTCTTTAAATTCAATATCCAAATTATTCATGGTTGAACACATATTATTAACAAAATCATCTGTCAGATTAACATCAACAAATAATTTTATTAAAGAATCATTTGCAAAATCAAATGATGTATTGAATGATAACAACAATAAATTATATAATTTTTGTTCTTCATCATTTAATGTATTAAATGAATAATTTTTGATTTGTTTATTGATTGTATCATATTCATTAATAATATTTCTAAAATATGTAATTTGTTCGGAATATTTTTTATTATTTATATCATCATCATATATTTCAATACTATTTGTATCTTTTTCATTTGCTGTTTCTACTTGATTAATAATTGGTGTATTATTAATTAAATAAATAGAGTAATTCATTTTATAATCATGTAATAATTCTCTATATTTATCTTGACCGATGTCTAAATAATTTTGTGAATTCAACCAATTTATAATTTCTTCAATATTTAAAGATATACTATTTTTTAAAACAATATCAATTTTAAGTTCTGGATTATTTATATTTTCTAAAATACGTGTTGAACTGTCAATTAATGTAAGATATGATTCTTTTTTCATTTTATCTAATTTGTCTATTTGGTCCATTTTTTTGGCATTGTCAATAATTTGTTCAAGTTCTTCTTGAGATAAATTTTGTTTATTACTGGATACTTGAATTATTTTTTTATTTAAAGGATTTTTTAAATCTTCTGCTTTAATTTTTATAATTGAATCGGCATCTATTTCAAATGTTATTTGGATTTCTGGCAATCCTCTTTTTTCGCGTTCTATTCCTGATAATATAAAATCACCAATTAAAAAATTATCTTTTGTCAATTGACGTTCTCCTTCATATATTTTTATTGGAATAAATTCTGTATTGTCTGTATCTGTTGTATATTTTCTTGTTTTAACAACAGGAATGATTGTTCCTCTAGGAATTAAAAAATCCATAATACCTCCTGATAATTCTAATCCAATTGACAAAACTGTTCTATCAACTAAAAGGAGTTTATCTTCTAATTCAACACTGTGATTTAACATATAACCTTGAATTGATGCACCAATAGAAACCACTGTATCAGGATCAATAGAACAATTAACATCTTTATTAAAAAATCGTTCAACAGTATATCTAATAATTGGAATTCTTGTCATTCCACCAACCATAATTATTTCATCAATTTTATCTTTTTCTAATTCACAAATATCTAATAAATCAACTAATGGTTTTACCAATAATTGTATTAAATTTTCACAAATAGAATTAAATTTTTCTCTATTAATATTAACAATTAAATCTTTATTTTCAAAAAAATTATTTATTTTTATTTTTGCATTTAAATTATCACTTAATACTATTTTTGTTTGTTCAGCCAAATATTTTAGTTTTTGTAATGAATTTTCATCTACATTTTCAATAAAATAATCTTTGTTTATTTCAAATTTGTCTATAAATTCATTGATTGCATATTCCATTATTTTTTTATCAAAATCTGAACCTCCTAAATTATTATTACCACATGACCCTAAAACTTCATATACCCCTGTTGATATATATAAACAACTAACATCTAGAGTTCCTCCACCTAAATCATATATTATTATATTTTTATTTGAATTTGTTGAATTTTTTCCTAATCCATAACATAATGCAGCAGCAGTTGGTTCATTTATTAACCTTAATACATTAAAATTAGCAGATTCGGCACATTTTTTAATTATTAATCGTTGTATTTTATTAAAATATGCAGGAACAGAAATAACAGCATCTTTTATAACAATATTTGAATTGAATTTATTTGATAAAAATATTTCCGCTTGAAGTTTTAAACTCATAAATAAATGAGTTGCTATTTCTTCTGGATAATATTGTTTTTTTGAATTTGGATCATAAATTTGTATATTATTTGCATCATCTGAATTAATATTATACGCTAACATAGATATTTCTGTCTCTGATAAATCAGAATATTTTTTACCAAGTAATTTTTTTATTTCATATATTAAAAACACATTTTTATTATTTGTTGCTGTGTTTGTTTTTTCAAATATATTTTTTCTTAAATATGCCTCTTTTCCAATAATTTTTCTATTTTCAGTAATTTCTATTACTGTTGGTATCACTTGAGAATTATCATTATCTGATATAATAATTGCCTTATTATTATGCCAAATAGACAAACATGAATTAGTTGTTCCAAAATCTATTCCTAAACATAAATTTGAATACTTTTCATTTGTGTCGTTTTCTAAAAATAAATTCATGATTATAATAATGTGTATAAATAAGTTTTTAAGATAATATTATTATATTATATTACATTATAATGCCAGGAGGTTTAATACAAATTGCTAATTATAGTTCTCAAGATTTAACTTTAACAGGCAATCCTGAAATAACTTATTTTAAAATTGTTTTTAGAAGATATACAAATTTTGGCATTAGAACAATAGAAGTTCCTTTTGATAATCCAATTGATTTCGGTTCAACATCTACAATTACAATACCAAAAAGTGGAGATTTATTAACAAAAACAACTTTGAAAATTATTTTACCAGATTTCGATCTGACAGAATTTAATAACATTAACACCGATATAAATAATTCACAATTATTAAATATTGAAATAGAACGTTATTATTTATATTATGATTTTTTTATTAATTTTATTAACAAATTGCAAAATATTGTAAAAACTTTTTTTCTTCAAAATAATAATAATTGTAAATCTACTACTTATATTCATCAATTGTCTAAATATATCCTTAAATTTATACAACAAGAAGAATATTTAGAATTTTTTACTATTGTAAATTTTTATTTATATAATAATTCTTCACAAATAAATAGCACCAAAAAATATATTAATACTTTCACTAATGCATCATTATTTTTTTTAAATAGTAGTAATGAATTAATTTATGTTTATAACAATTATTCAGAAAATAACTATAGTTATTCTATGTTTAATTATATGATTAATTCAAATATGGAAATTTTACAAAAACTTAATAAATTAATATATGATAAATTAATTAATATTTTAACAACTAAATATCAAATAACAATGGGTTGGACTAAAAAAATAGGCATTTTTATTATGGATAATGTTGAAATGCTTATTGGTAGTAATATTGTCACTAAAATGAGTTCAAATTATATTGATGTTTATGGACAATTAAATTATAAAAATACACACATTTATAATAAAATGATCGGCAATGACCCTTCTTATAATACACCAGTGATAAAATCAACTGATAAACATTTATATATACCATTGCCATTTTGGTTTATGAATAATTATGGTTTGTCTATTCCTCTTGTAGCTTTACAATTTAATAATATTCAAATTAAAATAAAATTTAAAAATCTTGTCGATTCTATATTTTTTGATATTCCAAATACAGATTCATTTATAAATGAGAGCACTCGTAATAAAATTATAAATTTGATATTAGAAAATACTATTAATATTTTTACATCACAGTTACAAATAACTATGTTGATTGAATATGTATATCTTGATAACAATGAACGAAAAAAATTCGCACAATCAAGTCATGAATATTTAATAACTCAAGTTCAAGAAATACAATTTTCTGATGTCAATACTAGCTCTAATTTAGAACTTGATTTTTTTCACTGTTGTAAAAGTATGTTTTGGACCGCAAATCAATATAAATATATTAATAATGTAACAAGTGAAAATCAATATGGAAAATATACTACAAGTTTATTTAAACCATCCTTTAATATTAATAACATTCATTATATCAATTATATTAATATGTTGTATAATTCTAACCATTTATTCAATTTAGGAACTTTCATTTTAGGTCTCGATGTCATCAATACATCCCCAATTAATAATGATTTTTTTATTAATGATATTCAAACATCTCTTATATTTAACAGAAAATATGTAAATTATGAAATTTCACCCTTCTTATTTTCAGAAATAAGTCTTAATGGCATTTCCCTTGTTTCTCAAAATAGTCCATATTTTAATTATTTACAACCATATAATTATTATAAAAATACACCAGATTTAGGTATTAATGTCTATTCATTTTCATTGAATCCAACCGAAACTCAACCATCTGGAGCTTGTAATTTAAGTAGAATTCCGCGAACTTCAATTAAATTCACATTGTTCAATTCTGATAATAATTTACAAAATGTTAATATTGATAAAAATTATAACACATCAGATAATTTATATTCTGGTAATTTAAATAATTATAAACTTAATTTTCAAGTTGAAAATTATAATATTCTAAGATTTATTGGAGGCGTTGTCGGAATTGCTTTTACATATTAATTTTTTTTATAAAAAATGTTATTTCAAGCCATATTATTTTGGGTTAAAATTTTTATAATTATTAATAATATTAACAATTATAAATGACAGGTGGAATTATCCAATTATTAACAAGAGGAGAAGAATCAAAATATTTAAATGATTCACCTCATATAACTTTTTTTAAATGTTTTTTTAGAAGACATAGTAATTTTTATATAAATAATATGGAAATTTATTCAAATTATTATATTAACAATGAAATAAATACATTTCCAATATCTAAATCGGGTGATTTATTGTCAAATGGTTATTTGAAATTCGCCTATAATGAAAATTATATAGAATTATTCAATACTTTTGATAATTATGCATCAACTTTAACAACTAATATAACTACTTTTTATGATTCATTCAATATTTTTATTAATGACTATAATAAAAATGATATTGAACGTATATCTGTTGTTAAATTTTCTCTTATATATGATGATTTTACATATCTACATTTAATGAGTACTTATATTATTGATGAACCAGAACTTATTTTTAAAATAAAATTTGATTCAAATATATTACTACAAACTGATGATTCTAATACTTTATTTAATATCAATTTACCATATTATTATTATGCCTTTTTATGTAATATTGATTACAATACACTTTTAAATACAATTACTGAAAAATATTCTTTATTATATTTGTTATCATTTAATATTAATTATAGTAATTTTAGGTATTTCAGATTAGATTTGCCAAATTTAAATATCGCATTTAAATTCTCTTTTGATGATTATTATCAATATCAATATTTATTTAATTTTTGTATTCAAATACTTGACCAAACCGCTTTTAATATTATAAAAATCAATCAATATGATATTTATGTTAATTTAAAATTTAATCTTAGTACAGAAAATGGGTTATCATTACTCAATCAAACTGTTGTTATGATAAAAAATCTATTTAATGATTATTATACCATTCAAGCAAAATATTATAATAACAAAATAAAAAATTCAATAATCACTATTAAAAATAATGAAATCAAAAAATTTGTAAATAATATGTTTGGTAAAGAATATAATAATATACAAAATTCACAATCTAATAAAATAACAAATTCTGATGTTAATTATTTATATTATAATATATTTTTTCCAAATAATGATAAAAATGTTATACTAAATACAAATTTTATTCAAATGGATGTGTTTAATCTTAAAGAATCAATATTTTTTGGCAATCTTGATACAAATGATTTTAATCAAACACTTATCAACAATGAAACTGTATTAATTAATACAACAAATATTAATTTTTATTATTCTTTGTGTTTCAATACTTATATAAGATTATTAATAAAATTATTTACCAATGGTGTTAATTCAATACAAGATTTTTTATCAATTATCAACACCAACAAAACACAAAAAATTATTAATTATTTTTATTTAACTTATGCAAATAATATCGATAATTATAATAAAATAATTTTAAATACAATTATTCAAAACAAAATATTATTTTTAAATAAAAGTTCAATAAGAAGTTTAGTGTATCAAAATGAAACATTTAATTATTTTAACAATAATATAACTCCATTTATTAGTAAAAAAATTTCAACTTTTGAAAATACAATAATAAATAATTATATTTTTGGTAATATTTTTTCAAATATAAATTCACATTCATATTGTGTATTTGATATTGAAAATATTTTAACACAAGTTATTATTATTGCAAATTATGCATATCTTAATAATACAGAAACATTATCATTAAATTATTATTATAATAATATTGTCAATTATAACAATAATAATAATGTGTTTGATAATATTATTATAAATAATCAAGAACAATTATCATTATTTAATGTTAAAAATATAATTTATCAAAATTTGGAAACATTTTTATATTATACAATCGGTCTATCAAGATTAATTATAAATTCTTCTACATTAATAGATAATATTTATAATAAAAAATCCTCTTTTATATATTCAACTAATGGATTAACACAACAAGTTGTAACAGAAAATATTTTAAATAATGCTATTTTTCCTCTTACAAGTAGTTTATTTTTTTATACATCAAATTCTGTCAATAACAATTATAATTTATTTTATAATACTGACAAATCGATATATAATAAAAATATTAAGGAATTGATTTATCAAATGTATTTAACCAATTTTCAAAAATATAATACAAATTTAACTATTACAATGAATGATGATTATAATGTTATGTATGATTATTTTCATAATTTATATGTTAAATCAATTATTGACAATTATTATCTAAATATTTATAATTATTTAAATTCACCAAATTATAATGTTATTAATAGTTTTTTTAATGATTTAACCAATGATAACTCACAATTGATTTATAATACAAATATAAATCTTGATTATTTATTATTACAATATCTTTTTTTATATATAGATTCAACAATATTTAATAATAGTTTTAGCACATTTGATATCACTTCTCAATCTTATACTAACAATTTTTATTTTAATAATCTTGATACAAATAATTATTTAAAATTTATTTTTTTACCCGCTTCTCCGTATTATCGTATTTATTATTTATACAATTTTTTAACAACTATGTCTACTGACATAAAATTAATAAATCAAATGCCAAATGATTTAATACAATTAAGAGATTTATTATTACAATTACTTATAAATTTATTGTATTTTAGTCCTAATCAACATTTTGATTCAAATCCTCTTCCTAATTATAATTTTAGTAATTTTGACACAAATATATTTTTTACATTTAATGTGTTCGTCTCTAATGTATTTTTAGCATTTGATGATATTAATATTTTTTATAATGAAATGGTTAAAAATATATTTGCTGATAATGATATACTTAAACAAATATATATATATTGTCCTTTCTATTTTTATAAAAATAATGTAAATTTAGTTAATAATTCAACTCAAAATCCAACCAATACAGTTTTTAATAATATATTCTCTGAAAACGGTTTTGATATTTTGACTTTATTAAGAAACATTTATGATAATGTAAAATTTAATTTTGATTCTATAGTAATAAATGCATTATTATTTACAATTTTACATAATACTAAATATTTTATTAATGTTCAAAATATAATAAATTTTGTTAATACTTTTTTTCTGAAAGTAGATTTTAATTTTACAAATTGTATTGACACTTTAAATGTTATATTAAATTCAAGTATCCAATATAATAATACAAATTTGTATTATGATTCTACAATATTTATAACAAATGTTTATTATTCAAATTGTTATTTAACATCATATTCTATTGGTGTTTTATTTGATAATATGGATAAATTAATTATTGATACTATCAATACTATGGCTTCTTTAACAAATAAATTGGTTTCAAATGATATGTATTCTCATTTTTATAAAACAATCAGTTTTGATATTAAACAATACAAAAATATATTATTATTTGATGAAATAATTGATGGGTTTACTTATTATAAAAAAATATTATTTAATGTTGATATCAGTATTGGTAGTAATGCTTTACAATCTCTACAAAACACCATAAATGGAATAACAAAATATTTGTTTGACAATTTTATTTATTTATTAAATTATTTGGTTTCTGATTATATGTTTAAAGATTTATTATTAACAATTGACAATTATTTGCAAATTTATAATACTAAAAATAATACAAATATTAATTTATATAATTATTTTTATGATCAATTTAAAATAAATGTTAATACATTATCATCAGACGGTTTTCAAACAAATAATATTATTGTTATATATATCCTGTTCTTTTTATTCATTGTTGTGTGTTTAACTGGTGATGTTATTAACTTTATTAAAAGTAATATAAATGAAACATTTGATTCTTATGTTAACTCTTTATATTCTCAAAATATTTATTTGAACTGTTTAGAATCATTTATTGCAATTTTGAATAATAATGATTCTGTTTTAATATTTAATTATTCTAATATTTATATACAAAATATTGTTAATGGCACTAATTTATATGGATTAAATGACTTGAATAATTATTTTAGTTATATACAACCATCTTTGTATAGTATTATTTATAATCCATTAATATCAATTAATAATATTAATTATTATCAAAATAAATTACTTGATTATGCTGTTTTGTATACAAATTATCCAGTTTTAACAAATAGAATGTATATAAATCAATACAATATAAATGATATTGTTTCATGGTTTCAATTAAATATAAATTATACAAGTAATACATCAATAACATTTTTGGCAATAAAACAATTATCATTTAATGTAGGATTTAATACAAGATACAGAAATAATATTAATATGATATTGAATGAAAATGAAAAATTATTATTTACAATTAATAATAAACATTTGACTAATTTTATATCAAATAATAAATTAGTTTCAACAGACTTGTTTTCATCATTTGAAATTTATGTAAATACAATATATCAAGAAACAATCACTATAATTTCATATTTATATAATAATTTAATAACATCATATCAATCATTGGGAATTAATTATTATACTAATTATCAACAAATGATAATTAATCAATTATTTAATATAATAAATAAATTTCATAAAACTACATTGTCTAATTCAAATACATATTCATATAATTTATTGTTTTCAACAACTTGTAAATTACCAACTTCTATAACACAAATCGTAAATGTTGTTGATAGCAATAATTTATATCAAATTACTAAATATGAGCCTACAATACCAGATTTTACTAATATTCGTGATTTTTTAATCAGATATTTAAATTCAAGAATTACATCTTCAATTAATATTGAACGCAATGTTAATAGATTTATATATAATTACATAAACCAATATATTTTAAAAACAAATAAATATGCACCATTTTTAATGAATTATATGAATAGTTCCACATTGTATGATTATGTCAAGTTGTATAATAAAATTTATGTTAATTCCGAAAATATTAAATATCAAACAAATTTGGCTTTATATCAAAATGATATTGTTTTTGAAATTTTGAATTATTTAAATTACACAGACAAAACATCTTTTATGCAAAATCCAATTTTTAATGATTTTATTATTAATTTTTCATTAGTTTCACTTGATGTAAATTCATTTTATAATAACTTTAAACGATTTGTTCATTTTTTGCAAATTTATAATAATGAACACTTATTTAACAAATTTATATTATCAAACGGCGTCAATGTTATTATGTATTTTCTTGATTTATTCAATCTTGGTGAATTTCACGAATTGATTTATAAATTCATAAATTTAACAGAAGGATTTTCGCCTATTACTATATATGATTCTGTTGTAAATC